GCACGAGACCCAGCGCCTCATCCGTGAGGCCTAGCGCCGTGCGCAAATCCACCATAAATTGACGTGGATAGGGCAATTTCCCGTCCTTCATGGTGTCACCGCCTCCAAGAGCTCGGCTACCTGCACGGTGGCGAGCACGCGCTGTACCGGCTGGTGGGTGTCGGGGTCTTCGTCTGGGATGATCTGCACGCCGGTCACGGCCATGAGTCTTGCCTGAGCGGTAGCGATTCCGCCCGCTCGGGCGAGGCGCTTGGCCACAACATCGGCGACGGTGCGCACGAGCTGAGAGTGGTCGGGCAGGTCGAAGCCTTCCTGGTTGCCGTAGACGCGCACCTGCACGTCATCCTCGCGCCAACCATTGAGGTTGATACGCGGCGAGGACCCAAGCTCCGTAATGATGATCGCAGGCCAGGCCGTCTCCGGCGGGAGCTTCGGCTGGTAGATGCGCTGGCCGACGAGATTCGTAATAGCCGAGTCTTCGAGGAACCACTGGCGCAGGGCGGCGAGCGTCTCGTTGCCAGCCATCAGGCGGCCCTCAGCATGGCGGGGATGCGCGGCGCGACCTGACGCAGCGCTGGCAGCAGGTAGGGCCGCGCGGCCATGAAGCGCGTGCCCAGTTCGAGGTATAGGGCATAGCCGACGTTGTTGACGCCGCCAGCCTTGACGAGCACAAACTGCACGCTGCCTATTCGGAAGGCCCCTACCAGCGGCTCGACACGCTCTGACCGCCGCAGGTTACCCGTATCGATTGGCGTGATGGGAACTGCGGTGGAGACCACGGCCTCGCCCGCGCTGTGCAGGCCACGCGCGACCTTGGCCTGTACCTGTTCCTTCACGCTCTGCTCGAACATGCGGATCGCCATGCTACTCGCCCACCACCAAATAGGTCAGGGATGTGACCACGGTGGCATCGAGCCACGCTTGCCCATCGTTGGGGCTGGCCTGGTCAAACTCGGCCTTGGGGAACGGCCCGACCAGGCGGCGCTCGCCTGCGGCGATCACCCACTGCCTGTCGCCGGTGAGCCCGTGGCTACAGGCGATGGGCCGGTCGAGCGTCACGGTGGTGGAGCCACCGCCGCCGTTGTGAATCAGCACCTTCTCTTTGCCGCTATTCAGCCAGTAGTTGCCATCGGTCGCGGTCGCGGCCTCCGGGGTGGGGTTCACCGTGTCGCTCGACCGGCGGATAGTGAGTTGTGTCCTGGCCATCTCTTAACTCCTTCGCTCCACGAGCGCTTCGAGGTGATGTCCCGCCCCCGCCGCGTCCTCCACGAGCTTCACGTCATAACTCTGGCCGCCGGACAGGATTACATCGCCCTCTCTCACGTCAGTGTCGATGGGCAACATGCAGACCTGCCCTCTAAGCACGACGGAGCCACGGGCCTCGCTCACTGCCTCGCGACCTGTGCGGTTGACGAAGCGACAGGGAATATCCGTGATGGGAGTAAGCCAAGTCTCAACCGGCAGGCCCGTCTCGGAATCGACCGCGCCCGGCTCCTGTCGGCGCACATCGCATAGCGCGGTAAGTAGCCCGAGGAAGGTCGCGGTGTTCAGCATCACAGCGCACCCCTGAGCCGATCGTTGACGAGCTTCGCGGCACGGCTGAACGGATCCCAGGCCGTCTCCGCGATGGCCTCGGCGGGAATACTCTCCGCTCGCTCACGTAAGTCCTTAGCGAGTTGCCGCAGTTGCAGCCCAACGCTCACGGTGGACTCGCTGTAGTCCCCGATGGCCACGACCTTCGCCAGCCGCGCCCTGTCCGCGAGGAGAGCGAGCACGGCGTCGGCGGCGGCGCTGTAGAGATCGGCGCTGTCAGGCCCGCCGTTCTGGTCGAGGAAAACCTGCAGCTCATCGTTAGAGAAGATGGCGTTCTCGATATCCGTGTCGGAGATGAGCAGCCGCACCTTCCCCACATCGGTGATGAGTTCGTAGGTGGCGGCACCTTGAGCGTGAGTCACGGACTACCCCCTCCGCGCCCTCTTGGGCCGCTCGCCCGCCTCGGTGGCCTCGTCCTCGGAACCAACCTTCTCGCCCTCGTCGGGGGGCTGTGCCCAGGGCTGTGCCTCGCCCGCCGCTTCCCGCAGCAGCGCCGCCTCGATGACCGCCTCGCAGGATGGCTGGTCGAGCGATTGCCCGTCCGGGCCCATGAGTTCGCCCTTGGGGATTGCCACCCGCACCGGCTTACCATCCACGGTACCCGTGACGACGTACTGCTGATTGGCGAGCTGGATGCTCTCGTAGCTCATGGATTACCACTCCTCGTTAAGCGGGTCGGTTTCCCATGGCTGGTCTATCGCATCGTGTTCTCTGTCAAGAGAATCTTCGATGACGACGAGGCAACCGACCTGATCAAGGGGCGCGCCATTAGCATCCCGCAGGGCGGCGCGGGGGATACGAACCGAGATGGCTTCACCCGTATGGACGCCCCCCACCAGCACGCCGTTGTTGCCAGCGGCGATGAGGTCATGAAAGATCGCAGTTGCCATCGCTCAGCGACTCCTGCCTTCCTACACCGTCCCGTTCGAGCCGTAGGTGAAGCGCGGGTCGAGGCGCACGCCGCCGAAGACCTTGCGGACCCGGTAGGTGCGGGCGTCGCGCTCGTCCAGCGTCATCACGTCGGCGCCGCCGCCGATGCTGTCGAAGGCGGCACGCTTCACCATCAGTTCCGGCGCTTCGTGGCCCCGCAGTCTGCCGAACTCCAGCGCAGCGCCGTTGCTCGGCTCGCCGAAGACGAACCAGGACGTGTTGCCGTTGGCCGTCGACGCCACGACCGGGATGTAGGGATCAACCACCACGTCGAGCTGGTACTCGGGCAGGATGTTGAGCTGGGGCACGGGCGCGGCGTTGGCGCCCTGCCCGATCAGGAGCTGCGAACGCACGATCTGGAGCGCCACGATCTCCAGGGCTGGCGGCACTACCAGGACGGAGGGCCGCACCAGGATCGGCTCGTTGGTCTTCGGGTTGCGCTGCGCGCCCATCGTGGTGATGGCGGTCTGCAGGTTCGCGATGTTCAGCACGCCGGTGCCGACGTTCAGGTTGCCCGCCGTATAGAACGAAGCGTGCGGCCCGCTGGCGTCCACGTAGAGCGTGCTGACGAACCGGGCCTCCGAATACTGCACGGCGCGGGCGAGGCGCTGGGGGAGGTCTTGGAACGCTCCCAGGTCGTCGTTGATCAGCGTCTCAAAATGGATCGGAATGTCCCGCCCGTACTTGGCGACCTCGTAGTTAAACTGGGTTTCGTCCAGGTCGGCCTCCGGGTAGGGAGCGCCGGCCCCGACTTGGTTTAGGATGTCGTCGCCGCCGTCGATGCGGAAGCGCTTCACGGTGCGGAAGTCGTTGACCGTGGCGGAGCGCACGAAGCGATCCCAGCGGAAGGCTGGTGCCTGGTACGCGGCGAGCAGCTGGCGGTCGATCACGTCCGCGAAGAGGAGCGGGAAATCGGCCACGCTCAGCGCCTCACGGAGCTGGTAGGTCGGGCGCCTCCCATCGTAGACGTCGGCCAGGAACTGGGCCGCCTCGCCCAGCCGGGTTTCGTAGCTCTCCCCATAGGCGCGGCGCAGGATGGTGCGCGCCGGCACGCCCTCGGAGAGCGGCAGGAGCGACTGAGGTGAGGCCTCGTCCCAGCCGTGGATCAGCCGGGTGTCGGCGTCCATCGTCTCGATGAGTTCTCGTAGTGCAGTGACCATGATGGCTTGCTCCTCTCTTCGCTTCCCGCTAGGCCTCGACCGCTACCTTGCGCAGCTCAAGGCCGATGCGCAGGCCCGCCACGGCAGACGCGGCGGCGGTCGCGGTAACGACGCGGGCCACGATGTCCCGCGAAGTCGTGCTCTCGTTGATAGTGACGGTGGGGGCCAGGTCGCCCACCGTGCCCTCGATGTCCACGCCGTTGATGATGCTCGTCTCCGCCCCCGGCGTCCCGACGTTGAGCACCGTGGTGCCGCCCGCGTTGGTGATGGTGCCGAGCCGCCGGACCTGGACGCCGTTCACGCGCCAGCCGGGCGGCACGGCCTTCATCAGGTCGACCAGCGTGCCGTTGCCGACGAGCGCTGTGGTGAGGCCCAACTCTGCCGCCGTGAACTCGGCGTACCTAGTCTCGATCTTGCTGTCTACGATCTTGGGCATGTCCTAACCTCCTCTGCCCTTCTCCCTATCGGGCTCCCGCCGCGACCTTGGCCGATTCCTCAGAGAGGCCGAGCCGCTGAAAGGACTCGACCAGGCGCTTGCCGCTGTCGGGTTCTCCTTGGGGCTCGCCCAGCCCGCGTACCCGGCCGGCACCGGCGAGTTTCTTGGCGTAGTCGGTCTCCTCTTGGATAGCCGCCTTGATCGCTTCCTCTGAGGCCTCGGCGGCCTCGGCGAAGCGGGCCGTTACCCTCGCGGCGACCAGCTCGGGGAGCTTCGCCTCCGTCACGAGCTTGGCGACGCTCTCCTGCGCGAGGCGGCGTTTCTCGCCCGCTTCCAGCTCAGCCAGGCGCTTGTTGCTCTCTTCGAGCTGGTGCTGGGCCAGAGCGGCCTTGTCCTCGGCTTCCTTGGCGACACGCTGGGCCTCTTCCAGCAACTTCGGGTCTGTCATGGGTGGGTCCTCCTTGGATGGTCTGCTAGATTCTTGAATGAACTCCCGCCGGAGCGTCTCGATGATGTCGGGGCGGCGCTCCCTCACGCGCTCAGCGTTCACCAGGTCGAGGTCGTACACGGATTGCTCCGCCTCGGTGATCACGCGCCCACCGGCGCCCGGTTCGGTCACGAAGTCCACGGAGCGGGCGGCGGGCAGGCCCTCAACCGAGAGCGTCTTGACGCCCTCGATCACGGCATTCTTCACGTCGCCCACGGCCCGGATGGAGAGGCCTATCGTACCCAGCTGGCTCCGCTCGGCGAGCAGATCAACCTTGCCCTGGAACGCCGGGTCGATGATCACCGCCTTGCCCTGGACTTCGCCCGCCGGGCCGATGGCTGTCTCGGTGAGGTTCGCCACCCAGTCCTGGATGCTGCCCTCTGGCCGCGCTCGCTCGTCCGCCTTGGTCGGGTGGTCGAGGTACATCTTGAGGCCGTCAAAGACGCCGTGGTCACGTTCCAGCGCCGCCGCTTGGTAGTATCGAGTCTTCGACTTATTGAAGCCAGGTTGAATCACCGTCACCGGCAGCACGCCCTCGCGGGCGGCCTCGGTGAGCGGGACGAACTCGTCGCAGAAGGCGCGCCCATCGTGGGACTCGGAGGCAGGCTCACTTTCCTTGATGACGCCGTTGGCCTGCCTGAAGGCCGCTGTCTCGCATTCCTGGGCGTCACCGTCACAGCGCTCAAAGGCGCTGTTGAAGACATGCACCCACTGAGAGCGCTGTTTTTCGTCGAGCGTCTTGACGTTGGCGGGAAGGGACTCGTCGTCTGGGCCGGTGTACGGCAAAAGAGAAAGGCCCTCCAAGCTTGTCCGGCCTCGGAGGGCCTTGGTATCCGGCGTCTTGGCGCCTTGGGGCTATTCGGTTCTAGTTAGGCTACTACCATAGACGGGGCCGGTCTGTCAAGAGGTGCCCCGATGGAATCTCCGATCTCCCAAAGATTCTTGGCGTTGCACTTGGAGCACTTCACCTCGACCCGGGCAACAACCAGGAGGGCGCGCATGAGGAGTGTCCCGCAGGCGAAGCACTCGAAGCGCT